ACTGAGGTTACGACAGGCATCCGAATCCCAGACGTTTGTGATACGATTGACGAAATCGTGGAGGAAGACTCCACGGGAAAGTAATTAACGAACTAGAGGCACTTATAAAAGTGTATTTGTTACTGCAATGAAATTAGGTGGATTACTCAAGTCTCTTGCCCCTACTATAGCCAGTGCAGCAGGTGGGCCAATGGCGGGTATGGCTGTCAAGATGGCCGCACAAAAACTAGGTGTACCGGATGCTACGGCTAATGAGATAGAGGATATTATCGAGCGAGAGCCAGAGAAAGCGGTGCTTCTCAAGGAAGCAGACAGGGATTTTAAAGACCGTATCCGAGAAATGGAAATTGATCTGGAGTCGTTTAAGACTGAAGTAGAGGACAGGAAATCAGCACGGGAAGCCTTTGGTTCGGATATAACTCCCAAAGCCTTTTCTATACTAGCTCTCCTACTTTACGGTGCGTATGTAATGACGGTTACACTTATGCCACACGACTCTAATGACGAGACTATTATCTCGTTGGTATTGGGGCAATTATCAGGAATATTAGGTACTTGCGCGGCTTTCTTCTATGGCGGGTCTAATGCAAAAAAATAAGATGAAGAAGCTAATTGAAATGTTAAAGCGTCATGAAGGCGTGGAGACTCATGCTTATGAGTGCTCTGAAGGAAAGATTACTGTTGGGGTAGGTAGAAACATTGACCAACGGGGCGGCATGGGGCTGTCCGAAGATGAAGTAGAATACTTGCTTGAGAACGATATTGAACGTGTTATCAAGGAGTTAGCAGAAGAGTACGCTTGGTTTAACTCGTTAGATGATGTGCGTAAAGATGCAATGATTGATATTAGCTTTAATCTTGGAGCAACAAGATTGAGAGGCTTTAAACGTGCTCTGGCTGCTATGGAAGAAGGGAACTACAAGGTAGCTGCTACTGAGTTTTTAGACTCACGTTGGGCTAAACAAGTGGGTGGTAGAGCATTAGAGCTTACTGACTTAATTAAAACAGGCGAGTATGTAGAGTAATGCCTTACAAGAAAATACAGTTTAAATCAGGAGTAGACCGAGAAAACACTCGTTATGCGGCTGAAGGTTCTTGGTACGAAACTGAAAAGGTGCGGTTTAGAAGGGGATTGCCTCAAAAGATAGGTGGTTGGGAGCGACTGTCTGCTAATACTTATCTAGGAGTAGCACGTTCTCTACATAACTGGGCTACTTTGAGTCTTCAGAATCTTGTTTCTGTAGGTACTAACCTCAAATACTATATTGAGAAAGGCGGTGCTTATAACGACATTACCCCTATTAGAACTACTACAGCAGCGGGAGATGTTACTTTCGCGGCTGTAAACGGCGATGCAACTCTTACTGTTACGGATACTTCACATGGAGCGACTGTTAACGATTTTGTTACTTTTAGCGGTGCTGCTTCTCTGGGCGGAAATATTACGGCTGCTGTTCTAAATCAAGAATATCAGATAGCGACAATAGTAAATACGGATTCCTACACGGTAGAAGCTAAAGATACCTCTGGTAGCACAGTTACTGCTTCTGCGGGAGACTCAGGTAATGGAGGTTCTAGCACTGTAGGTACTTACCAGATTAATACAGGAAACGAGATTGAAGTTCCGTTTACGGGGTGGGGTGCAGGTAAGTGGGGGCAAAGTACTTGGGGCAACGGTGGTACTACTCTTGCGGGAATGCGTCTCTGGAGCCAATCAAATTTTGGAGAAGACCTGTTTTTTGTACATAGAAACGGTGCTCTGTACTACTGGGATGCAAGTAGTGGCGTTACCACAAGAGGAGTGTTAGTAAGTTCTTTAGGGGGCGCATCGCAAGTACCTACCGTAGCTAATATTGCTTTTGTATCAGACATATTTAGATTTGCTTTTTGCTTTGGTGTAAATGCCGTAGGTGCTTCAGCTTTAGACCCTATGCTTTTACGATGGTCTGACCAAGAAGACATTACTGATTGGAACCCCACCGCTACTAATCAAGCAGGAAGTCTTAGTCTTTCTGAAGGCACAGAAATAGTACAAGCTATACAGGCACGTCAAGAAGTATTGGTGTGGACTGACTCGGCTATGTACGGCTTACAGTATCTAGGTGCTCCCTTAGTATGGGGTGCAACGTTATTGGGGTCTAACATCACCATAGCTAGTCCTAATGCAGCCGTCTACTCCAACAACATTGCCTACTGGATGGGTACAAGCAAGTTTTACTATTACGATGGTACAGTAAAAACACTACCTTGTTCGGTACGTAGCTACGTATTTGACGATTTTAACAGTGACCAAGCCCAACAGGTTATTTGTGGGTCAAACGAAGAGTTTGACGAGATATGGTGGTTTTACTGTTCCTCTGGGGTGACCCGTAATGACCGTTACGTTGTGTATAACTATGTGGAAAACATCTGGTATTACGGCACGTTATCACGTTCAGCGTGGATAGACTCTGACTTACGGGACTTCCCAATAGCCGCTACGTTTGATGGCAAATTAATCAATCAAGAGAAAGGCGTGGACGATAATGAAACAGGTACTCCAGCAGCCATAACAGCCAGTATTACCTCTTCCCAGTTTGATTTGGATGACGGTGACAGATTTATGTTAATAAACAAGATGTTACCTGACTTGACCTTTGAAGGTTCTACCGCAGGTTCTCCCAGTGCTACGGTTAGTTTACTGCCATTACAGGATTCTGGGTCTGGTTATTATAGCCCTGCTTCAGTAGGAGGCAGCGACAGTGCGGCTGTTACTCGTACAGCTACAACACCGATAGAGGCTTTTACTGGCATAGTGGATACGCGGGTACGAGGTAGGCAAATGTCGTTCAAGTTAGAGTCTACAGCGGCTGGGGTTACTTGGAAGCTAGGCGTACCGCGTTTACAGATGCGTCCTGACGGCAGGAGAGGCTAGTGGCTAACGACCTTATAAATCAGGTTACTAACCCAGCTCTCCCCGTTGCTCCAAGGGAAACCTCTCTAAGTACTTACCTAGATGATTTAAACAACATTTTACGTTTGTTTTTCAATAGCCTAACAAATACTGTAAACTTGTTGTCTGGAGATTACGGGGGTCGTTTTATTAGTACCCCGAACGGTAAGTTCTTCTCCACAGTCGATCAAAATGCAGGGTCTACGGGCACTGCATACGCCATACAGTTTGAAAACACGTATCTTGGCGAAGCCATGAGCGTAGCGTCTAATACCCGAATAACCCCAACCTATTCAGGGGTTTACAACTTTGAAGTGTCGGCTCAGTTAACCAGTAATTCAGCCGCCGCCAAGACAGTTGATGTTTGGGTAAAAAGAAGTGGTACGGATGTTACTAATACGGCCAAACAGCATGTGTTGTCTGGGTCAGGTAGTATAGATGCAATTAACTATAACTTTACGATTGATGTGCAAGCAGGGCAATACATAGAGATTATGTGGGCAACTAGTGATACAGACGTAAGCCTTAACCATCAGGCCGCTTCAAGCCCAAGACCTGTAGTACCATCAGCGATTGTGAGTGCATTTTTGATTTCAGCACTCCCAGAAACTTTACCGTAGGTAGGATATGTCTGATCCAATACTAACAGACGAAGAAAAAGAACGACTCAAAAACCAAAAAGGCGGTATAGAGTTTGGCGCGGGTAGTAATTTCATTTCGGGAGGTAATCTACCTAACATAGATTATGGAAACATTGCAGGACAAATTTTTGCACAACAACCCAGAGACTTAGGTAACTTAGGTGTAGATTTAAATGCTAACAGGGATGCACTGGATGCGTTAGTTGATGCAGGGTTAGTAGATTTAGGGTCTATGGGGGATATGGGTTCTATATCTATTGGGGGAAGTTCTGCACCTGTCATAACTGAACAGGATCAAATAAACGCTGCACAAACATATATAGATGCAGTAGCTGCTTATATGGAGGGAACTAAGCCCCAAACGGAAGCTAAAGTTGCCCTAGACGCTGCCAAACAAGCCTTAGTAGATTTAGATGTTTCTCGAAACCAAATAGAAAGCGTTACAAACTCTAAATTTCCAGAAGGTATAGACGCATCCCGTGGTATATCAGGAGTCATGGGGCCATCGGTAGGTGGAGCACTTGATGCAGCGGGTCAAGAACTTATAGACCTTATAGCCACTGGAGGTCAAAAGTTTTCCGATATTATAACGCTAGGACAAGGCCCAGAAGTTGCTCAAACTTTACTTGACCCTATCTCTATTCTTACGGGTGGTCTTGGTGGAACTATTAACTACGGAGACAGCGGCAAAACTACTCCGGTAATCCTTGGTACTCAACCCGGCACAGGACAACAAGTTGGCCTCAACATACCAGACCCCCGTTACCTTTTAGAAGGTGGAATAGGGGGATTGCTTGGTGGTCTAGGTACGTTAGGTACAATGGCTGGAGCTGCATCCCTTACTGATGATAAAGCTGATCCTGCTAGTGGAGTGGGACTTTCACCTGCTAGTGTAATAGCAGCGGCAAATGCAGCAGACGATAAAACAAAAACCACAACAACTACAACGCCTACAAGTGACACAGGTAGCGTAGCTACAAAGACGGATACACCTCAACCAGAACTACCTTCTAAAGACAGAGTTTTACTGCCCGATTCCACAGCTACCAAAGACAGAGTTTTATTACCCACCTCGACAGACCCAGACTTACCAGACTTAGAAGTAGCTGACATCATACGTACTAACGAAGGGACAGATGTGCCTGTTACCCCTGCTGGGGGTGAACCTGTTAAAACTAGTGAACCCGTAAAAACTTCTACTGCTGGTGGTGGAGCTGCTGGTGGTGGCAGTGGGATGCCCGTAGGTGGCGGTGGAGCAGGGACAATTTCTGGTGGTCCCGGCCCGCTAGTCGATATAGACTATCTATATGATATGGCAGGAAGTTTAGCTCAACCTTTTTTAAGTACAGAAGATGAAGACGAGGAAGACCTTAAAGTTTACGCGAAAGGTGGTGGACACGTGAAAAAATTTAGTAACGGGACTCAAGTTTTACCGGGAAGTCCCCAAGATATAGATCAAATAACTAACAGCCCAAGTAACTTAGATAAATTAAAGTCCGTAACAATGGGACAAGCTACGGGGGGTTTTAAACCTGTAACCGGAGGTAAATTCAGCTTCCGAGATTTTATTGACCAGAACGCACAGACTATTGCAGGTGGTTTGGTAGGGGGTTTACTAGGGCTTAGTGACGACAGCGGGGGAAGTGGTCCTGTAGGTTACCAAGGCGGTATTCCTGATTACAAATTTAATAGAACACTAAAAGACGATGCGTTTAGCACTGTTAACCCTGACGGCACACCACGTAGGCCCGGAAGCATGGGCAGGTCTTACTTTGACTACGGAGATGAGCTTTTTACTGGGACAGGCATTATGGAAGGTGTGGGGCTTCCTTCTCTTGTAGAAACTGATACTACTGCTACGACAACTACAGGTTTACCTGCGGGTCTTACGTATACCCCTGTATCTGATGTAGATACTACAGAAGGTGCATTAGGTGGCGCGGGTGCTGTCGATACAGGGATTGGAGCTGTTACACCTACACCTACACCTGAGACAGAGACACCTGATACACCACTTACACCTGATACACCTGCACCCACTGCTTATGAACTTCTGGAAGCAGATGGAGATTACACACCAGAAGAAGTGAGTACGGTTGTAGGAGCAATAAAAAGTGGAGAAGCAACTATTCCTGACGTAGCAAAACGTTTTGACTCCAGTACAGGGGATGTAATAGAAAATTTACTTAGAAACCAAGGGTTTACACCACCGCAGATAGTAAATTTGTTGCAGCCGATTGAGCCTAAGATTACGGAAGAAACATTAATGGTAGAGTTGTTGCTAGGGGGACATACTACCCCAGAAGAAGTAGCTGCTTATTACCAAACCCAAGTCCCCGGTATAACACCAGAACAAATCAGTGCTAACCTTGAACGATACAAAGACACGCAAACACTAGCTCAAGGTGGCTCTTTAAATAATTACTATTTAGGTGGACCTACAGACGGTATGGCCGACCTTATACCTGCCAGTATAGATGGAACACAACCCGCCGCGTTAAGCGATGGGGAATTTGTAATACCTGCTGATGTCGTTAGTCATTTAGGTAATGGCAACTCAGATGCGGGAGCGAACCAATTAATGTCAATGATGGATAGGGTGCGTAATGCTCGTACAGGGACAACTAAGCAAGGTACGGAAATAGACCCTATGAAAATGATGCCAGCTTGAGGTACTAAAATGACAACACCAACAGGAGCAACAGGATTAGAAACTTCATTATCTCCCTACGCTGGCCCTTATGTGTCAGAGATGTTGGGAAGAGGCGCGGCACTAGCTAATTTGCCGTATACAGCCTACCAAGGACCGTTAACAGCCGGACCTTCTTCCTTACAAAGCCAAGCATTTCAAGGACTTGCCTCATTAGGGATGCCACAAGCGTCAGCCGCCGGATCGTTTTCAGGTGCAGGGTACACTCCTCTTACAGCCGAACAATTAGCTGATGGAGCACAGCCCAGTTTTACTCCTGCAAGTGACAATGTAGTACAACAGTACATGACACCTTATTTACAAAGTGTACTTCAACCTCAGTATGATGCGGCTATGCGTGACGCTGAAATGGCGCAACAAGCCTTGCAATCTCAGTACAGCAGAGCAGGTGCATTTGGAGGGGGTAGACAAGCTGTTGCAGAAGCAGAATTAGGCAGAGGGCTTCTGGATAGACTAGCAGGTATAACAGGACAAGGTTACCAGCAAGCTTACACTGATGCACAAAATATGTTTGGTAGGGATAGAGATTACGGACTCCAAGCGTTACGTGCTCAACAGATAGGCGGTGACACTCAAAGACAAATAGACCAACAAGGGATAATGGCTGATATAGCGCAGTTTGAGCAAGAACGTGATTTTCCTTACAAGCAAACGCAGTACATGCAATCTCTATTGCAGGGTCTACCTATTTCAACGCAGTCTTATCAATATGCTGCACCAAGTGATACGAACAGATTTGTTGGCGGAGCTAGTGAAGTATTAAACCTTTTGGATAGGTTAAACTTTCTCCCTTCTTAAGAGGATAAAAAATGGTAATGCAACAAGCAGGTATAATTGATCCCCGTGAGCTTCAACAAGCTCGACAGAATCCTCGTGTGCAAATGGCAGAAGGGTTGGCGAGCAGTGGTATTGCAGGTGCATTGAAAGAGCTAATTCATGACAGGGTAACAATAGAAGCGATGGAGCTAGTCGCCGCTGCCGATAGAGATGAAGCAGCTAAAGAAGCAGCTAAAATGACTGATAAGCCCAGTATCAAAGACAGTAATACACAGGGTATTAATCAGCTTGTGCAGACACTTGCCCCCGGAATGCAACTACGGAACAACCAGATACAAAAAGCGCAAATGCAAAAA